AATTTAACATTTAAATATAAATGATTAATTTAGAATAATAATCATTTATAAAAATATGTCAAACACAAATACTTTATCAAGTAAGTCTATTAGCGAACCACTACTTACTCCGTCAGATAATAGATTTGTTATGTTTCCAATTCAAGATGAAGAAATATGGAAAATGTACAAAAAATCAACTGATTGTTTTTGGAGGGTAGACGAAGTTGATTTATCAAAGGATGGTCGTGATTGGGATTCTCTTACAGATGATGAACGGTTATATATATCCAGAGTTTTGGCATTTTTTTCATCAAGTGATGGAATTGTACTTGAAAATCTTGCAACCAGATTTATGAAAGATGTCCAATTGTCTGAAGCAAGGGCATTTTATGGGTTTCAAATTGGAATGGAAACTATTCATAGTGAAATGTATAGTGTTTTAATCGAAACATATATTAAAAATACTGAAGAAAAAACAACTCTTTTTAATGCTGTTCAGGAATTTCCATGTATTAAGAAAAAAGCAGACTGGGCTCAAAAATGGATTAATAATAATTATGATAGTTTTGCTATGCGATTAATTGGTTTTGCGTGTGTTGAGGGAATTTTTTTTAGTGGTGCGTTTTGTAGTATTTATTGGCTTAAACAACGAGGATTAATGCCTGGACTTACTTTTTCAAATGAACTTATTTCTCGCGACGAAGCACTTCATACTGAATTTGCTGTACACTTATATAATAAATTGATTAATAAGTTACCAGTTAATATACTTCAAAGTATTATTAAAGAAGCAGTCGATTTGGAAGTTGAGTTTATTTGTGAATCCCTTCCATGTAGTCTTATTGGGATGAATTCATTACTTATGTCAAATTATATAAAGTTTGTTGCCGACCGATTACTTGCACAGCTTAATTGTCCAAAAGTGTATAATATTCAAAATCCATTTGCATTTATGGAACTTATTTCCCTTGATGGTAAAACAAACTTTTTTGAAAAACGAGTAGGAGAATATGCGTTAGCAAATAAAGATTTTAGCAGTAGTGTTTTCGATATGACAGAAACATTTTAATTTAGGTGATTTGGTTTATTGTGTGTCCCGTAAAATTTAGCCATTCACGTTTAAGAAACTTAATAAAATGTGTAATAACATATTGCCGTTGAGTTGCGTCGCCAATTAAATTAATATTTCCCTTTGTATTATAATAAGTTACAAAATTGTGAACTGCAAATTTTAGTGAAACGTTTTCGTATATATTTATATCGTTAAATGAAAAAATGGGTTTGCGTTTACGTGTATTAACCATGTTGTGAAACACAAATAACATACTTTTAAAATCGTATTTAGTTTGGATATGATGTAAAGGAACCTTTGAAAGAAATTCTTTTGCATGCTGAGTACATTGAGGGCATGGAAGATTATATGCGATGTTTTTAATCCAGGTAAATACAAGGGGTATCATTCGTTTTTGATTTTTTTCCGAAATTTGTTCAGCAAGAGTATGAAATAATAACCATGTTGCAGGACCCCATTTAGTAATTGACGACATTAAAATAAAGTATTGCTTATTATTACTAATATACAATACAATTAAATAAAAATAAAATATGAAGATAAATATAATTTAATTATAAATAAATATGTATTCATCTGAAGAATGCTCAGACTTTTATAATGAACTAAACCAAATTACTAAAGATAAATTAAATAATAACGGTCGTGTGTGCAAAGAAACAGAACCCATGTGTTGTATAACACATCAACCATTAACCAAACATTTTGTTAAATTAGATTGTGGTCATGTATTTAACTATGAACCTCTTTATAAATCATTATCGGCATCAACAAAACAACAACCAACTTATTTTATAAATCAACTACCTCAAATTTCATGTCCATATTGTCGAAATAATACTCCATGGCTATTACCATTTCATAAAGACCTTCCGTTTAAACGAAAGGCTCATGTAAATGTTTCATATAGTATACCTGTATATTCTAAGGCTCGTAATTGTTCTAAACGTGGTTGTAAATATTTAGGTGCTGAACTTGGTGAAATTGATAAACAACAATATAATGATACAAATATATATTGTTATACACATATGTGTATGGTTTTAAAAAGATTTGATACTAATGCGGTTAAAATATATAAAAGCGAACAAAAAAAAATAGAAAAAGAGCAAAAGGCAAAAAAATGGGGCAACTCAAGAAAATGAAGAAAAGAATATAAAAAAAACATAGTTAATACATATAAATTTATTTTATGGAAACACAAGAAGATCTTGAAATATGTATTAAGCAATGGATTAAACTTGATAATGAAATAAATAAACTTAAATCATTTATAACCGAAAAAAAAGCAATTCAAAAACGTCTTACAGATAATTTAACTGAATCAATGAAAACAAATAACTTTAATAAAGTAAATACAAATGATGGGTCATTAAGATTTAAAAAGGTAACAAATAGAGCACCTATTGGGAAAAAACAATTAAAAGCTGCATTATTATCATTCTACAATAATAATGAAGAAAACGCAGATAAGGTATCACAATTTATTTTAGATCAACAACGAGTAACAGTAACAGAAACAATTGGACGACGAATAAAAACATCTAACTCAACTTAATTTGGGACATGTGGTTTATATACAGCTCCTTTTGAAATAATACCATCAATACATAAATTAAGGTCCTCGGGATTTTGATACCGACCAGTTTTCATCCAAATTTTTATAACACAAAAGTTTTTTTTGGGTGATATTGTAATTCCATTAATATTATCTACAATGTTTGTATTACTACTTAAAATATTACCAACGAGTAAATATGTAAGTTTTTTCCATACATTATATGCGTTTTTATTAGATACTCTATATGAAAAACAACCACCTTTACAATTATTTTTGTGCTCCCAGGTTGGAAGCGTTCCATCTCGCATAATAAACAACATTCCATTTAGAACAAGTTCATGTGGAAGTGTTTCCGAAATGGCAATTGCATCTTCCATTGTTTTAAATGACCACAATAATTTATAGCTGTTAATAGTCCAATCAGAGTCTTGTGGTGCATGGAACCACAACACCCAGTTGCTCGAAAGAGAGTGAGAGGAAATAGACGTGTCTGAAACAGCGTTCATATCTTTCATACTTTTAATAATTAAATTATATTTATATTATATTTACTTTTACATTAAATAGGCGTTCCCCTTTGTAATCCAATAATTAAAAGTATTAAAATACTTGCCATCATAACAAAAATCATAAAAATAAGAGATATCGTAATATAAATATAGGGATTAATTTCATATAGTATAAATTCAATAATTGGGTTTAATATAGCTTTTAGCTCATGTTTAACATCACTTCTTTTTAGTATATCTATACACTGTTGTCCTAATGTTTCTGTCATAATATATTAATTATTTAACAATAAATTAATTAATATATACGTAAAAAAATGTATTTTATTTAGACGGTAATTAACAATGAATATTATTTCTCCTGATAGTACATTTGATTTTTCGACGATTACTTTGTCGTCTCCACCAATTAAACAATCAGACGGAACGTTTTTTACTAAATTACTAAATAGTGGCAACCCCTTGTATGTTCAAACACCTGTTGGGGGGACAAAAAATGGAATTGTTACATTTTCACGACATAAACATGCTGATTTAGTTTTTGAATCAAAAAATAACGAATTTATTGCTTGGGGAGAAAAGCTTGAAGAACGATGTTGTACATTAATTTATGAAAAGGCAGTGGAGTGGTTTGATTCAAATATTGAGCCGCAAGATATTGATAATATCAATTTTTTTAAAAGCTATAAATCTGGAATGTACCAAACTATTAGCACAAGTATAAAAAAATTATCAGATAATTCTGATGAACTTATTATATATGATGAAACAAATACACTTAAATCGTCTGATTGTGTAAAACAAAATTCTTCAGTTATATCTATTATTGAAATTTGTGGAATTAATTTTTCTTCTAAAAATTTTAAAGTATTAATTGAACTAAAACAACTAATGTTATTAGACCCACCACCAGTAATTAATGAAATGCATTCAACTGAAGATTCTGAATCTCCTTTTAGTACTTGTTTAATACAACCACACACAGAAGAGTGCTCACCAATAACACCTTCTGAACCAGAAATAAAAAACATAAATTTAGAACCAGAAAATATTTTATTTAATGAACCAAATGACACCCCAACATTAGAATGTATTAATTTAGACAATCAATGTAAGCCAATTACAACAGAGCTACATGAAGAAAATGATTTAAAAAAAAACACATTAATGAATGCATCATTATTAACAGATAATAATACAGAATTGAACCATAACATGAATGATTTAAATATAGCATCTTTAGACATACCTAATAATAATGAACTAAGCGAACCAATCACTTTAAAGCCTCGAGATGACATTATTAATGAGATGTATTCAAGTGCAAAAAATGAAATGGAAAGACTTAAGCATGAATTTATTGATGCAACGATTAAATTTGAAAATCTAAAAAAAGAATATGGCTTAAATTAAGTGAATAAGTACGTATTTTTATTTTTAAACTTTAAATACGTTTTTTATTATTTTATTAGTATTTAATATATATAATATAATGACTTCATTTGCTACGAAATTGTGGAGTGACTACGGAATATTAGGTCTACTCATTTTAGGTGTTGCCTTGTATGGCATTGTTATGGTCTTTCAGTATTTATCAAAGAAAGGTGCTTTTGGTCTTGAACCAAACACAGGTATGGGTAGTCAATATATGGCTCAATCTGAACAAGTAATTAATGAACCAGTCGGAGCCATGTCCGGTGGGACTTTAGGACAAATTGATTCATATGCTGCAGCAAACGGCCTTCAGTCAACCTTACCTACTGAAGGATGTAGTGGTGCTGGACAACTTCAAGATGTAAACGACCTTCTACCCCAAGATACCAACAATGAATGGGCTCAAAATAACCCAGTTGGCACTGGCGATTTTGAGGGAGTTA